CGGCGCCCGCAGCCGCAACAGTACGCGCCGCGCGACCAGCATGGAGCCCGATGCCACGGCGTCGACACGCTGGAGTGGCTCGTCGTCCGGGCCGTGCGGATGCTCGCGGTGCGCATGCGCTTCAGGATTCCAGTCGAACGCCGACCAGAAGAAAGGCATGCGTGGGCCGCCGGTGACGTTGACGTTGGGGTAGGGCGCGCCCACGATGTCCAGGTCAAGCGCGATCAGATCGAGCAGGTTGCGCGTCGGCACCACGTCGTCGTCGAGGTTGAGCCACCAGTCGGCTTCGCTCCCGATGACGTGCTGCACGATCCCGTGCAGGTTAGCCTCGTAGGGCGTCGCGGACCGTGGCAGCAGGCGTACGTCGTAGCGCGGATCAGCCGCCATGCGCGTCGCGGCCAGCATCGTGCCGACGCTGACTGAGCCCTGGTGCGGCAGGCTGAGGATGACGCGCGGCTTGCCCATCAGACGACCCTGTACCCCCGCGCGGCCTTGAGTCGCGACCACCGCTTGCGGGCGTTGCGGACGATGCCCGGCGCCGGGTGTCGCGGATCGATCGCGTCCTTGTCGGCCTGCGACCACGTTGCATCCGGCACCAGCAAGCCCGCCGGCTGCGCGTACTTGGCGCGCAGACCGGCCAGCACCTCGGGGGACACGGTCTCGTCCGGCGAGCTCGCGGCCAGGGAACGCCGATCGTAGAACGTCTCCAGCGCAGCCTCGGTCAGGCGCGTCACGCGCTCCGGCCAGCGCGCCTCGGCCTCGGCTGCGAAGGCAGACGGCACGAGATAGACGACGTGCCACAGCAGCGGATCGGGGCTCTCGGGGTCCGTCTCGCCGAATCCGCTCGCTTTGTCGTAGATCGGACCACCATAGGCGTCCACAAGCTGCTGCCACGGCAGTCCGAGGCGCGCGGCGTCCGGCACCCGCTCGAACGGCGGGTACTCGATGGTCGCGCCGCGTGCTGTGCGGGGGATCTGCCGAAGCGTCACCTTGATAGGCACTACGTCCATGCGTCACGTTCCTCCGAAGTCAATGCCGGGTCGGTCGGTTGTCAGCACCATCTCGCCCACGGCGAAGATGCGAGTGTTGGACTCCTCGGCGGTCATGCGTCGTGGCGTGAACGCGCCGCCGGTGACGTCGAGCCCCGCGGTGAACCCAACGGTGCCAGTGAATGGGCGCGTGCCGTCGGCAAGGGTGTAGTGGGGGTGGTCGTCGTCCGCCAGGCTCGTCGCGTCGAGCGCCCCGTGGTCGAGCGTCGGAGCAACGACGGCCGGGTCGATCCCGATCTTGCCCTTGACACCTATGGCGGCACGCACCGTCACGATCAGCCCCGTGTCGGTGTCGACGATCGCGTCGAAGTCGATGTTGTCGCTGTCGAGACGCCCCGAAACCACCTCATAGAGGGCGCGCGCGAGCAGCTCCAGCTCGCCGATGCGTCCGCGGATACCGTCGTCGGCCCCCTGAAGGCCAGGCTCGTGGTCGACGCGGTAGCTGAAGTTGCCCGGAACCGAGCCGGGCGTCACTGCTCTGCTCCGCGCTGCACACCCACCTCGTCGTGGATCAGCCGTAGCGCTGTCAGCACCAAGGGCGTCGTCGTACCGCCCATGCCGCCGACGTAGTCCAGCTCCGGCTGGAAGCGGTAGCCGGAGCGCTGCACCGCGAACTCGACCACGTCGACGTCTGCCGCGGTGGTGCGCTCCACGAAGGACAGCGTCTTCTGGTCAGGTACTACGCGCGCGCGCAGGTCCTCGCCAGCAACCGCGCCGCGCAACGCAACCTGCATCGTGCGCACGCGTTTCTTCAACCACGGGGAGCCAAAGTCCAAGGACTTCCCCTGCCAGTAGAAGTGGACTGGCCCCACCGCCCACGTGTCGGCACCCGCGGCTGGGGTGACCGGCAGAGCAGACGCCAATTCGATGTTGGTCGCGGTGTTGGAGGTGATGCGCCTCGTGTAGATCGCGCCGTCGGTAGCGTCCCGCAGGTGGAGCAGCATCCCTGCGAGACCGTCACCGGTTGTCGGCAGCGTGGCAGCGGTGACGATCGTGTCCGTGTCGCCCCCGGCCTGGACCGTGCCGCTGTAGCTCGCCCCTGTCCCCGGGTCCTCGAACTCACCTTCCGCCGCCCAGGTCAGGAACCCGTCCTCGTCGCCGAGCAGCAGCTCGCGCTCGCCGCCCGCGCGCTGGACCAACGCCATGACCGAGACGCGGTGGTCGTAGAGGGACCAGACCCCCGTGCGGACGAAGTAGACGAGAACCCGGTCGTTGATCCCGCTCGACGCCGTCTGCACCGTGAACCAGACCGCGTGCTCGACCGGCTCGTAGCCAGCGACGAACTCAGCCTCGGCGACGGACAGCTTGAGCGCCCGCACGGTGGGACGGATCGACTCGCCGATCCGCTGGACCTCTGCCCCCCGCCACCGGTAGCAGGAGATCCGCGCGTTGAACGCGTAGGCGATCCCCGCTACGGAGGTCACCGCTCGCCCCGCCTCGGTCCCGCCGGCCGCCTCGAAGTTCTCGAACGAGAACGTCGACGCGTCCTGGCCGATCAGCAGGAAGACCGTGTCGCGCTTCATGACGTAGAGCCGGCTGTGCAGTGCGAGGAACCCGAGGCCGGGGTCGCCGTCCTGCTGCCCGCACCGGAGCTGCGACGCGGTCCCGACCTTCTCCGGCTCGCCGGGGTCGCTGAAGTAGACGAGAGTCGGATCGGCGTCGACCACGAGGAAGAGCACGCCCAGGTGCTCGATCGCGTAGCGAGCTCCGGGAGGCTGCGTGTAGTTGCTGTTGACGGCGACGGCCCCGAGCGACGCGTCCGCCGTCTCGTCATCGAAGTCGGCGGTGACGTCCTGGTTGAACAGGAGGCTCGAGCCGCCGACCGCCGACCGGTAGACGCGGATCTTGTCCCAGACGGGGTCGATCTTCGTCGCGTCGAGGATTGTGCCCTGGAAGTCGACCCCGAGCGCGTTGTGCCCGCCGGACACCGTTGCGGGTAGCTGGGCAGAGAGCTCGCTCTCGAAGTCGAGCGAGGTCGAGTAGTAGCTGAAACGGTACTGGTACGTCCCCGGCGTCAGCCCGCCCCCGCCTGTCAACTTCGAGGTGAAGACGATCGTGCTCGCGACCGCGGCGCGGCCGAGGCGGGTGACGTTGGTTCCGTCGTAGACGTAGTTCGCCGCCTTGTCGAAGATCAGGCACTTGTCCTTGAACGTCAGGAACACCGACTTGAAGTCGGCTGCCATCCCCGTGAGGATCGCCGCCCCGAACGTGAAGTCGTCGGAGCTGTCCCGCGTCGCAACCTTGAGCTCGGTCCCCAGCTTGACCAGGATCTTCGTCGTTCCGTCGCTCTTGCGGAACTCGAAGATCCCGAGGAAGACCGCGCCCGCGGCGGTGACGTTCGCGCGCCGTGACCCCTTCCGCGTCTTCGCGACGCCGGGGGTCGAGAAGCTGACGTTCAGAAGGTCGGCCGCCTCGCTGTCCGCGATGACGTGAGGCTCTGCGTCGGTGTGGAGCCCGCCAGTTGGGGAGATGACCGTCTGCACAGGGCTACCCCCACAGGCTCATTTCCCACAGGCCGCGAGGCTCCGGCGTCTCGTCCTGCTGCCACTTCACCACGAGCCAGTCGCGCTCCTGGATCGCCTGCGCGAGCTGCTGCTGGAGCATGAGGTTCGCCTTCCCGTCGCCCCCGAAGGCGGTAGCCTTCGCGAGGGCCTCCATGAGGATGAAGGGCCGGAACGCGCGCGGGAACACGATCTCCGTGTTGTCGTCCACGATGTCGGCGCCCATGGAGACGTGGTAGACGTACACGGTCCCCGCCACATCCGGGATCGGCAGCAGGCCCAGCTTCACCTCCCCCACCGAGTCGGCCCGGAGGAAGTAGTAGAGGGGCGTGCCCGCATCGGCACCGGTGAACTTCTGCCCGAACTCGACCGGGACGAGGACGACCTCCTTCCCGTTCGCATCGAGGCGCGTGACCTTCTCGATCCGGAGCACGCGTTGCGCCGCCGGTGAGGTGCCGATCGCGTAGAGCTCCTGGTCCGCGACGAGCGTCACCGTCGCGCGGGCTACGAAGGGAAGCGCCTTCGCGTGCGCGGTCTGCATCGCGAGCTCGTCGAGCGCGAGCTGGAGGCACTCCTCGACGAAGGCGTCTTCGTAGACGTCCCCGCTCGGGTCGCGCAGGAGGCGCAGGAGGCGGGTCTTCAGGTCGCCGATCGTCTCGGTGGCCACGTCACCACCAGCGCGCGCCGGCGGGCTCGTAGCCGCGCTGGACGCTCCCCGTGCGGAGACGCCAGGCGTACTCCGCGATCTCCGCGAGGTGGACGTCGACCTTCTTGTCCGCCGCGAGGTCGACGCCCGTGTTGTGGTCCTCGATCTCTCGGCACAGCTGCGCCGGGGTCATGTTCACCGTGTCCATCGCCCGGATGCGGTGGTAGTCGCACCAGGCGGGCGCGCGCGGGCTGCCGTCATCGCGGACGCATGCGAAGCGGAACTCGAGGGAGGGGTGCTTGAGCCCCTCGAGCTTGTCGGGGTAGAGCGCCGGGGGCTCGGGGAACGGCTGGCCGCCCTGGGATAGCAGGTAGAGCATCTCGAAGCGCCGGCGGCGCGGGTTGAACCCGATGCGGAGCCGAGGGTTGTGCCGGCGGAGCGCCCCGCGCATCCTCCGGTCCTCCTCGTTGCAGATCGGCGCTTCGAGCATGCGGTCCTTCCGTCGGTCAGAGATCGGGCCGACGGCTACTTCGAGTAGGCCTGGTCGGTATTGACCTTCGCGGCCTTGCCCCCGCTCCCGCTCCCGGCGTCGCGGCTGGGGTTGGCGCCGACGCGCTTCTCCCCCGACCCCTCGCGGTTCGCGGTCCGATCGCCGGCGCTCTGCGCACCCTTCGCCGGCATCATGCTGTCCGGACCCCCGGCGTTGAGGCACCCCATGACGTCGGCCGAGGTGTCGGCCCCGGCTACGTCCTTGAACCCGCTCGTCTCGAACATGCCCTTGCGCGACATCTTGACGTCCTCCTGGTTTCGGATCTGGCTACCCGCATCCTACACGCCTACTCGACGTGGTACTCGACGTAGACGGACCAGGCCGTCACATCTCCCACGACCTTGAACCGGAGGTCCTCGCCCGGCTCGCCCCGCAGGTCGACGTCCCGGATGCCGGTATCGCCGCCGACCGTGTCGATGAACCGCCCGCGGTAGAGCACGGGCTGGTTCTCCTGGGTCTTCCCCAAGAAGGAGAAGACCACGTCGTCGCTCGCCTCGAAGGCGAAGCGGTCCACGACCACGCGCTCGTCCTTGGGGACCTCCCCCGGGGGGACGAGCTCGTGCTCGCCGGCGGCGGTCTTCTGCAGGCGCACCCGCTGACCGCCGCCGAACATGGCGTGGAGGTAGTCCGAGGTCGCCACGGGTTACCGGGTCCCCTCGAACGCGATGAAGTCGACCTTGAGCGTCTCGGCGTTCGCCCCGCCCGACTTCACGCCCGCGATGATGTGCATCTCCTCGAGACCCGTCGCCGAGAGCGCGTGGTCCGCCACGCCGGTCCCGTCCTTGACGAACGACACGGTGCCCGCGCCGTCCCAGACGATCTCCCACTCGTCCCAGGTGTCGGTGACGAACGCCGCGGCGCTCGCGGTCGTGACCTGGGTCGCCGCGTTGGACGTCTCGCACTGCCAGACGGTGCCGCCGTCCACCTTGAAGACGACCGCGCCGTCATAGGTCGCCGCGGGCCCACCGCCGTTGTCCAGGAGCGCGTTCGCACCGGCGGCGTCCATGACCCCGAAGAGGATGTTCGCGTCGTCGGTGGCAGCCTCGGCGAGCTTGAGGCGCACCTTCAGCCGGAACGGCTTGCCGGTCTGGAACTTGACCGCCTCGCGCGCGGAGATCAGGTAGCACTCGTCGTTGTCCGCGCCGCCGGACTGGACCTGGACGAGGCCGCCGTCGCCGTCGAGGGGCGACACCCCGCCGCCGTCGTAGTCGCGCGTGAACCAGGCGTGGTTGTAGCGCTTGAGGCGCACGCCGATCTGGAACGCCCCCTCCACGAACGCGGTGACCAGCGAGGCGACGAGCTTCAAGACGTCGCCCGGCGCCCAGACGTTGACGGCGGTCGCCTGGTACTCCTTCTCGTCGCCCTCGTTGACGAAGTCGGCGCTCGCGAACGCGCCGGCCGCGCCCGTGATCGCGGTCGTGTTGAGGGACGCGGTGAGCGTCGCCGTCTTCGCCGCCGTGGTGACCTCGTCGATCGCCCGGACGAAGATCGACACGATCTCGCCGCGGCCGAAGAGCTTGAGGCGGTACTCGTCGGTGTCGGCGATCCCGTTCGCCGCCTCCGTCGCGAGGATGACCTCCTCCGTGTCGCCGATCGTCGGGAGGAGGAAGTCCTCGAGGAACTGGTAGCGGTCCTCGGCCAGGGCGAGCCCGAGCTTGTCCGGGCTGATCCGGGCGTCGTCCTCGATGTTGATGTTGCGGATACCCACGGTTCTGTCTCCTACGAAGACGCCGGGCACTCAGCCCGGCGTCGTTGGTCTTCCTGTCAAAGCCCCTTCGGCGTCAGCCGGTTAGGACTCCTTGAGGTCCGTGAGGAGCGCGTGAGCGTTCCGCCGGGTCGTCACGAACTGCGAGTACCAGTGGAGGAAGGCCTGCCAGCCGTCCTTCCCGGTGACCCACTTCAGGATGTGCCCCTCGCGCGCCGACCACTCGATCGGCGTCTGCTCGTAGATCGCGAGGTGCTTGCGGTTCAGCCAGTACATGCGGTTGTGCTGGCAGTGGCGGTCGTACATGAGCGGCACGCCGTCGAACTCGAGGTAGCGGTAGCCGCCCTCGAGCTTGGTCGAGTTGTGCGCGTAGCGACGGTCGGGCGTCAGGAGCAGCCCGTAGGGCTTCCAGGTCTTGTGGTGGCAGAGGATCAGCCCGAGCTCGTCGCCGAGCCCCGACGCGAGGTCGACCTCGATCACGACGTCCTGCATCAGCGAGATGCTGATCGAGCGCAGCACGCCGCTGTTGTCGAGGACCGTCGCCTTCCACGACGGCTCCGTCGCGACCGCCAGGTTCTGGAGGTTGCCGACGCCGCTCGTCTGGATGTCGCCGGGGTTCTGGTCGGAGACGATCCCCAGGAGGCCCATGAGCTCGGCGTTGCGGTTGTCCTTGATGTAGATCGCGTGATCCGCGGTCGTCGTGACCGCAGCGCCCGAGATCACGATGGTGGAGTTCGCGACGTCGATCGAGTCGATCGTCCGGTCTGCGGCGAGGTTCGTCCCGTCGGCGAACTCCTCGATGTCGATCGGCATCCCGACCTGCAGGTACTGGGTGTCGAACGAGTCCGCGTCGAGGTTGACCGTCGTGCTCGCGCCGCCGATGATGGTTTTCGTCAGGATGCCCGACGAGTCGCCGAACATGCTGCGGTTCGAGCCGTCGAGGAAGCCCTCGAGCCCGCCCTTGAGCTCCGCGTTGAGCGCGCGCAGGAAGGAGCCCTTGTCGGTCTGCCCAGCGTCGATGCCAGGCCCCGTGATCTTGACCACGAGGTAGTGGTACTTCATGGACGGGTTGTTCTGGGTGTAGCCGACGTTCCCGGCCGTCGGGAGGTCGCCGTCCTCCGCGCGCGAGCCGTACCCGAAGTGGCGCCCGGTCCACATCGGGATGACGATCGTCTTGCCCTCGACGTCGCGCTTCGGACCCCGACGCACCATGCGCATCAGGGTCTTCTTCGTGTTGAGCTGGTCCCGGATGGGACCCTCGTACTTCTCCTTGAGGATGTTCTGCAGCGTCGTGATCGTGGCGCCAGCCATGGGTGCGTCCTTTCAGCCGCCGCGCGCTACTTGCGCGCGGACGTCTTGTTGAAGTCGAAGTGGGTGTACCCCTCGAGCTCCTTGAAGGCGCTTTCCAGGACGACGTCGTCGTCGAGGTCCTTCGCCGTGAGCTCGCGGCGCTTCCCCGGAGGGCGCGCGCGATCGGGGACACCCCCAGCCTGCGGACCCGCGCCAGCGGTGGCCTGCTGGCCGAGCTTCTTCGCGTAGTAGCCGCGAAGCCGCCCTTCCTCCTCGCGAGTCATCTCGAGGGCAACCTCGGTGGCCGCCAGCTCCAGGTCGCTCTCACCCTCGTACACCCGCAGCTTGAGGCGGTTGAGGGCGTCGGTCCGTCGCGCTGCGTCCTTCCCGAACGTGTCCGGGTGCCGCGCGGCGGCCGTGGTCTCGAGCTGCCGCAGGAAGTGCTCCCGCCCCTGCTCGCGCTCCTGCTGCTGAAGCCGCGCCACGACGGGCGCTGCCTCCGCGAGCTGCTTGCGCAGCTCCTGGAGCTCGTTCTGCTGGGCCAGGAACCGTCGGTGCAGCCGGGCCTCGTGGTCCGTCATGGGCAGGTCGCCCACGTCCTCGTCGTTCTCCGGCGGTTCTGCGTCGTGGACGCGCGAACGCTCCCGCGCGGGATCGGTCGAGGTCTGCGCCCGCTGAGGCGGGGGCACGTTGAGGATCGGCTGACCGTCGGCGGTCCAACCGATCACACGTGGCTGGTCGTTCTGCTGCGAGGTGCGCGCGGCCTTCAGGCGCGCCAGCTCCTCGAGCAGCTTCTGCTGGCGCTCCGACGCGCCGGGGGTGGGTGGCGCCGCCGGCGCGGCGGGGGCGGCCGCCGCTGGCGGGGGCGCCGCGCCCGAGCGCTCGTCCGAGCGCTTGAGGGCCTCGCCTTCGCCCCAGCTGTAGGGCGGCTCCGGCTCGGCGTCGTCCGTCTCGACCTCGACCGTGCTCGTGATCTCCGGCTCCGGGTCCGTGCTCACGAGAGACGCTACCGGGCGCTGCGTGTCCTCGCGCTTGCCCTGCTCGAGCTTCTCGATCTCGTCGAGCGCACTCTCGAAGTCGAAGTCTTCGTCCTGCGGCATCTTTCGCCCCTACTTTGGGATCTGCCGATCCAGCCCGGGGGAGATCGCTCCCCGCGGCGGTTCAGCCTGACCCTTCCTGCTTCCTTGCTTCAGCCTCGCACGAGCAACCCCTGGATCGCCAGGATGTTTCTGTCCGGGCTCCAACGGAGGCGGACCTTGTCCGTTCATGGGGCCACCCATCGGGCCGCCCACCGGCGCCCCCATCTGCATGGCGGCCTGCTGGAGCATCTTCATCTGGAGGTTCATCCGGTGCTCGCGGATGTGAGTCTGGAACCGGGCCACGACGGCGGGGTTCTTGGCTGCAACCTCGAGGAACTGCGGCCGGCGCATGAACTCCTCGTGCGCCATGATGTGGACCTCGTCGTCGTCCCACTCCCACGGGCCGAGCTTGCCCTGGATCTCCGGCATCATCCAGAACTGCTCTTCGGTGTAGCCGATGAGGATGTTCTCGAGCCGGGCCTGCTGCTCCTTGCCGAGCACCTGGCCAAAGATCGCGTCGTCGTCGTCCCCGATCCGGAGCTCGCGGACCAGCCATCGCCGTTCTTCGTCGTTGTCGATCCGGATGATCCCGGCGGTCGCGAGCGAGAGCAGGAACTCCTGCGTCGCGCTGCGGCTCTTGTAGCCGGAGTCAACGCGGCACTCGACGTTGAAGTAGTTGACCCCGGGGGTGTCGGTGAACTTCCCCGCGAGGTCCTTCCCTGACCAGCGCAGGAGGTCGATCCGGTCCTCGTCGGCGATGGTGGCGAGGCGCTCCTCGACCACCTCCTCGGCTGCGACGGCGAGGAACCCCGAGAAGGCTTCCCCGAGCGTGCCGTTCACGCCCTCGATCAGGACGACCTGCCTGCTGTTGTCCGACTCCTGCAGCTGCGCCAGCCCAGACGCCGTGCGCACCCCTCTGGGGGACCGCGCGGCGAACGTCGGCTCGTTCATGCCCGAGATGAGCATGATGTCGGCCTCGAACATCTCCGGCATGTTCTTCACGTAGTCGGGGAGCGTGCCGTGCTGCATGAGTTCGGGCTTCAGCCCGCCGGCCCCGAAGTACGAGATGATGTTCCCGGGACCGCCGGTGAAGTCGGTCTGGTTCACGCGGCACTGCGCCGGCAACAGGATCGCCGGCGAGCCGATCTTGTTCCCGTTCTCGATCACGAGGGACACGGCGCGGTTGCGGAGCTTCTGCGGGCCGACGAGGTCGTTGAAGGTGGCGTCCGGCCACAGCTTCCCGGGCGTCGGCTTGTCGCGCGCCATGGCGTAGGGCAGCCGGCCTCGACACCACTTCGGCAGCGGGCCACGCTCGAGGACCACCTGCCCCGCGACGATCACGTGGTAGCCCTGCGGATAGCGGCGGCACGGCCGCACCCACAGCTCCTTCATGAGCGCGGACGGCGCGCCGGGCTGGCTGTCCGCCAGGAAGTTGCGGTAGCCCGTGACGTCGCGGATGCGCATCTCGTAGAAGTCGCGACGATCGTGCGTGCCCTCGCTCGAGACGAGGGCGCCCCGGGGGCCCCAGCGGTCGTAGAAGAAGTCGAGGCTCTTGCGGCGGACGTCGAGCAGCCAGCCCAGGTCCTCCCAGCGCTGAGCGCTCGGGTCCGGGTAGAGGTTGAAGGGTGACACCGGCTCGACGAACGGCTCGCCCAGGGCGAAGCTGCGGACCTCGCCCTGCTGGCGCTCCCGCGCCCCGAAGACGCGCTCAGCGTCCTCTGGGTCGACGAGGTGGTCGTGTTCTTCGGGGATCTCGCGCAGAGGGCCAGCGATGGGGTCGAAGCCCCACTTGAGCGTGCCGAGACCCGTCAGGACGAGCCAATAGCAGAACTCGGGCAAGGTCTTGTGCTGGTGTCCCTGCCAGGCCCAGAAGTAGCGCAGGATCTTCTGCGACACGTGCGCGGTGCGCTCGTCCTCGGGGCTCCCCGTCGCCGGCCGCACGTAGATCCGCGGGCGCTGCTGCAGGATCTTCGACGCCTTCGTGACGGTGAACACCGAGCAGAGGTTGCCGGTGTAGCGCACGCGCCACTTCGGGGCGCGGGCGGGGGCGTGGCGCTGCTCCTCCTCACTCCACTGCACCCACTGGTTGCCCTCGAAGAACTCGATGTTCCGGTACCAGGTGCGGTCGAGGTTGACCTTCCGCCGCTCCCCGTCCTCGTACCAGGCGTCGATCCACCCCACGGTGCCGACGTCGTCCCGCTCGAACTGGCTGTCTCGGAGGAGGCTCTGGCTCGACAGGCCGAGCTCGACCTCGTCGTTCCCCTGGAACTCGAACGGGGCCAGCAGTCCGCCTTCCTTCATGCGCCTACGCCTCCCCGCTCGAGAGAGCGGCGCTCACGTTCGTAGAGCTCGTCGTCGTCGAGCTCGATCACGTCGAAGGTGCCCTTCTTGTTCATGAGCGCGCGCACCTCCGGCGGGAGGTCGTCGATCGTTTCCGGACGCTCTAGGCGCATGAGCACGTCCAGGTCGTTGCGCACCTGGTTGACCATGCGGCGGACCTCCGCCAGGTCGCGCTGGATCTCCAGCAGCAGAGCCCGGTCCTCGCTCAAGAGCGGTCTCCCCTCACCAATCCGTTCCCATGTCGTCGTCGTATCCTACCTGCCAGGTCTCCGCCCCGGAACTTTCCCGGGTCTCACGGAGGTTTCGCTCGGCGAACGACTCCCCAACCACATCGGTGTCGGAGACCGGAACCAGGTTGACGTCGAGGACCATGCTCATCGCGTCGAGGATGTCGTCGTTGGTCACGCGCGGGAACCGCTCACCCTGAGAGACGAGAACCTGGAAGGCTTCGGGCAGCACGCTCCGCTGCCACTTCATGTCCCACGGCAAGGCTGCGTCTCCGACCGGGAGCATGACCATGCCCTGCTCGACGCGCGGGGCGATGCGCTTGATCCGGAACTCCTTCGACGTGTCGGTCGTGTGCGAGCTGTAGACGTCGACGATCGGCGGAATCGCGAGGCGCTTCGTGACGGCGCGGTCGTAGACCGCGTCGCGGATCGTCTTCTGGAACGCGATCCCCTCGATCCCGAACGCGTGGGGCTGGTGCTGGTCGTTGAGCTCGAAGATCACGTCGAGCAGACCGTGCGTGCCGAGGCCCCGGTGGTGCTGGATCTCGACCACGTACCAGAAGCCCTGGTCGGTGATGTGCGCCACGATGAAGGCGGAGTAGTCGCCCTGGCGCTTCTCGCTGATCGCCGGGTCGAGTGTGATGACGGTCGTGTAGGGCCTCTTTCGCCACGGTGTCATCGTCGGGTCGAAGAACTTCCACCATCCCGGCTTGAAGCTCTGCCGGCTCGAGTCGACGGGCTGCATTAGGTACTGGGAGCTGAACAGGTGCGCGGTCTTGGATCGACTCTTCAGCTGCTGGATGCGCCGTCGCGTGAAGCCCGGGTGGTTCTTCACCGTGAACTTCTTCGGGTAGAACGGTTCGCCGTCCGTCCCATGGACCGTAGCGATGACGGTTGTGAGGTTGTCGTAGCCGCTGAGCTTCGGATCCAAGAGCCACATGTGGACGTCGCCGTAGCTCCACGGCGTCCCGACGAGCGTCTTCACGGTGATGTCGCCGATCCCGAGGCTCTCGATCGCCTGGAAGTCGAGGATCGTCTTCTGGATCCCCTCGGGGGTCTTGGTGTTCTTGTCGTCGCAGATGTCGTCGTACTTGATCCGACGGTAGTGCTGGGAGACCAGCCGCGCCGTGATCCCGATGCCCACGAGCGACGCCTCAACGCGCTCCCGGAAGATCCCGAGCCGCTCCTCCTCGTTGATCGGGACGTCGAACATCTTCTGCTGCCAGCGCAGCGGGTTGTCCCGCTTCTTCACCGCTCGGTCGCGGGAGCCGACGTTCATGAGGTAGTCGGGGATCATCGTGGGAAACGTGCGCTGCAGGCGCTCGTTGTGCGTGATCTGCGACTTCATGCCGCTCACCTGGAGCTTCACGTTGTCGCCGCTGTTCATGATGAGCCCGATGATGTCGCTCTGGTTGCGCGCAAAGTCCCACATCGTGGAGTCGCGCGTCAGCAGCGTGCTCTTGAGGTGGGCGCGCGGCACGAGGAAGACCTTCAAGTCGGCCTTCATCGTGATCCGGACGAAGACCCCGATGAAGCTCCCGTCCAGGCTGGTCGGGTCGCGGCGTAGCCGAGACGTGAGGTTCAGGACCTCCTTGTCCGCCGGCGGCTTCCAGGTGTCGTGCGCGCAGGGGTACGAGATCCGCCACCGGTCGGTGAAGAAGTCGACCTCGGCCGCCTCCACCAACTCGGAGCGCGTGGGGTAGTAATAGTCCCCGGGAGGGTAGGACGGGCACCCCGGCTGCTCGTGCTCGTAGATGGCGCAGAGCAGCCGGTGAAACGCGGCGTCGTAGGCCTCGTTTCCGATCACCTTGGACGCGAAGATCCAGAAGCTGCCGCGGGCCTGCCGTCGCAGCTCCTGGTAGTCGTCTCCGTTGAGGTACTGGTCGAGCTCGAACTCGCCCATCAGCGACCGACCGTGATCCCCCGGACCTCGGCGCGCGCCGGGATCACCTCGACGCCGCCGATCTTGAGCGGCTCGCCGCGTTCGAGGTGCCGTCGCGCCTCGAGGGACGACGCGAGCTCCACGAGCAGCTCCTGGTGGACGATGTCAGGGACGACGATGTGGTTCGGGACGGCGTTCCGATTGGAGACGTACTCCGTGAGGGCCCGCCACACCGCCATCATCCGAGGCCCTATCGCCGCCGGCGTCTGTGCTTCGCTCATGCGTGACCTTCCCTGTCTTGTGGTTGTCGGACTGCGGTAGTATAAGTGGTCCCAGTAGTCGGCTGGTCCTCCCCAACCGTTTCGGCTTCACCGACTTCCCCGGCCCGGCCCAACCCGTTACCCGTGCAGAGGCCGAAACCTGCACGGGCCCCTCCCCCACCTTCCCCCACTCTTCTGTACCTCGCTTGTCATACCTCTGTGCTACGCTGACAGCGGAGCCCCGGGGGACGGGACAAGGGCCTCGCGATCCGGCCGGTAGCGTCGAACCGCTTCGAGCGCCCCGGGGCTCCGCCCAACAACCGAAGGCGGGGAGCACAGCCGGTGGGCTACACGCACTGCGTCCTGAGATTTGACGACCCTGGGGTCCTCGAACTCGAGGTCAAGGACATGCTGGCCAGGTTCTGGAAGGAGGGGGAGAAGCGGTTCGTTCAGTCGCCTGGGGTCCTCGGTCTCCCGGTCATGGGGGCCCGGCGGCCGTGCATCTTCATGCACGTCGAGGACGCCAGCTTCCTGCACATGCAGCTGTTCCAGGCTCTCCCGACGCCGGATGCCCACGGCGACGTCGGCTTCGTCTACCAGCATCACCGCGTGCACGGCTGCAACTGCGGCGAGCCCGGCACCGCGGCCGTTTGCTACCACGACCACGACGGTCCCTGTGGTGTCGCATGATGGATGACCTCGAGAACGAGGGGCAGGCGAAGCTCAACGATGAGATCCGCCGCCTGCGCGCGTTGCAGGCCCGCCAGGTTGCGGTGCTCGAAGACTGCCTCGAGACGCCCGCCCAGGTCCAGCAGATGGTCAGGCGCGCGCTCGAGCTGAGTGACGAGATCGTCGCGCTCGCTCGCCTCACAGACGACGACGCCTTCGGGCGCGAGACGATCAAGGAGCAGGTCGAGATCAAGACCATGCTCTCGGAGGTGGTCACACGCTTCGGCTTCGCGAGGAAGGCGAAGCCGTTCAAGAAGCCGGTTTCCAGGCTCATCCTGCCGGGAGATCCCGGCTACACCCCGCCGAGGTGACCATGGAGCACGAGATCCAGCGCGAGCGCGAGCCGATCGAGGTTCCCGTCGAGGACGAGCTCCTCCTCGGCTTCGAGGAGCTCCCCGACGACGCCATCGCCTTGCGGGACGACCGCCCCCGCATGACGCCCGAGATGCTGCGCTACGCGAAGGCGCCAACCTCGCTCCAGGAGGCGACGCGCCCCGAGATCGAGGCTCTCATGCCGACGGAGTGGATGGCCGGCCCCGAGGCCGAAGACACCGCCGGGATGCTGGTGCAGCCCGCGGGCGTCGTCCTGCCCTGGGAAGCCGACGAGGACGCCGGCATCACCGCCGAGCAGGCTGCGGCCGCGCGCCACGACGTCGAGGTCGCCCGCCTCAACGGTGCCGTGAGCCAGGTCCGCGCCGAGTACCACGCCCTCGATCCCGGTGAGAAGCTCGAGATCGCCCTCCGCGCCGACCCGACCGTGAACCCGCGGCTGGACCGCTACCACGAGATCGTCGCGCGTCGACCCGCGACGGCTCACCCGCTCGCCGAGGTTCCCGACCGCCACCTCCTCACGCTGGAGGAGCTCGACGCCATCGTCGACGAGAACGATGCCGTCGACATCGAGCTGGAGGGCTCGTGGCTCCCCGACGTGGAGGACTGACATGCCACCGCAGCCGCACCTGCAGCCCCGGCCGAGCGCGCCGTCCTGGACCGCGAGAAGACCCTAACTTCTTACCAGGCTTGATGAGGTCCCTGCCTCCGTGGTCATCTGGTCCCCGACAACCTTCCGACGCGACGGCCGGGGAGGCCCATCGCTGTTTGGGACCGGGTGAAGGCCCGGAGGGGACCACGAAGGGTCGGGGAGCGCCGGGTGTCAATCCACCTCGCCAAGCAGCACACCAACGGCCGGGGGCTCGAGGGCCCCAGCCGCCCCGGGATCATCGTGCGTCCGGTCTGGCTGGCGCGCCGGCTCCCCTGAACCAGGGGACCGCAGTGGGCGTCGCCGCCGACCAGGGGCGCGGGGGAAGCACCCGCGCTTGGAGGGTTTTCCACACCCCCGCCGCGCCGGCGGGAGGGGAACCTTCAGGAGGGGAGGGGACCGCTGTGCCTACCGCCCGAACGAAGGCGGAGCGCCGTGCGAGATCGGCGGGCCTCTCACCCCGGCAGCCGACGAGCTCGTGCGGCGATCCGCCGGTCGAAGCTCTCCAAGAATCCTTGAGCAATCTTCCAGTGCGGGGTCTGATGTTCGTCAGACCCCTCGCTGGGACTTTTCCACATCGAGGAGGCCGCCTGTGGAGAACCTGTGGAAAACACCGTCCTGATCCCCGTAACCGTCTGCTACGACGGTCCTCTACGTCCGAGCTGGGATCGACGCTGCAAGGTCCTCGCGCAGTCGCTGAAGGGTCACCGATACCCCAGCCCACGGGACGACGGCAGCTACGACGACCCAGGAAGCCTCCCCGAGATCCCGATCGAGCCCCACGACAACACCATCCTCTACTTCCTCCCGAAGGGTCGCGTCGGCAACTTCGTCGGCCGCCTGCCCCGCCCCCACGACGACATGCCCGTCACCCTGCACGTTGGGAAGTACGGACCGCCTCTGACCTGGCGGAAGTGGGACGGAGGCACCCTGATCGCCGCCAACGTCGAGAACAGATCCAGCGTCCTCAAGGCCTGGATCGAGTGCCACGCCTGCGGCTACACCGGACCATCTCCGAACGGCGTTCCCACCGGGGGCGACGCCTTCCTCAGGCCCGCCTGCCCCTCGTGCGAACGGCCGCTGTTCTGAGCACGTAGACGTCTGCTCGAGCTCAGAGCAAAGCGTCGCCTGAGGTCCTGCACGACGGGAGGGGAGGGGAGGGGAGGGGAGGGTGGGAGGTGGCAGCCCGGTGGGCGGTGAGCCTTGCCCTGGCACACCGCGACGCCCGAGGCCGGGCTGCCAGCCCTCCCGGGACACTCGCCGGAGTCGGGGCTCCACAACCCCCTCTTGTTCGCGAGGGGCCGCTTCAACGCCCCGCTCCACGCGGGTAGGTGGTGCCGGACCAGGCTTTGCCCCAGAGCTCATGGAGGGTAGCGGCCGCCACCCCTGGTACCGGCGCCTTCAGCATAGCATGAGATTCTTCCCGGTTGGCATGGGCTTGCCGGAAAATCTGGGGGGAGGGGTAGACTAAGTCTGGCCGGGCGCGAGGCCCGCACCCCCACCCCCGGCCTGGTGCCCGAGCTCGCGCCGGAGCGCGTCTCACCCACGCACGCACGCCTCCCCGAGCACGCCTCCGGCCCGCCCCGCGCGCTACGCACGCTCCGATCGGCTCAACCACGCGGAACGGGCGCGTCGTGCGCATACGCGCCCGGCCCTCGATGCCCTCGGGACCCTCGGGCTCAAGTGCCCGCCGAGCGCACACTTGCGCGCCTCGAACTACCCCAAAAGCACCCCATCTGCCCCCATTTCTCCCCACAAGACACCCAACCCCGGGGGCGAGCGCGCGGGGCCCAGGGATCGCCGCTGCGGTCGCCTACGATTTCGGCTTGCGCCGCGGCTCGCATTGTCCTACACTCCCACTACGTCTGTCTGACACCAACCGGGGTGGGCCCGCCCGTGCGCCCGCTCCCCAGCTCCCGGAGGCTTCCCATGCCCGCTCCCGAGCTCAGCCCGCTCGTCGTCCGCGCCCTGCGGTCGTTCCGCCAATCGGTGGAGGGCTACACCCGGCTCGAGCTCTACCGGCTCCGGTTCCACCTCTGGGAGCTCGAGAACCAGGCGCGGCTGCCCGACCTCGCCGAGCTCGAGGCGGGGGTCGTGCGCGCGACGCGTGAGGCGCTGGCGCCGCTCGTGGCCGAGCTTGCCGAGGTGGTCCAGTGAGCGCGCGCTGCGGCCACGAGGCGACGAGTACGGGCGCCCCGCGGCCCTACGCGGGTCCCGTGGCGCGCGACGAGGTGCGCGCCGCCCACGGCAACGTGTGCCTGCTCGAGGTCTGCGAGACGTGCGGCTCTGAGCGGCTCGTCAACGCGAACAGCACCCACCGCGAGGAGGGCCCGTGGGGCCCGACTCGCCTGGAGCGGGAGGCGGCTCGGAGCCGGGAGCGCCGGGAGCGGGAGGCGCGTGTGCGCCGCGCTCGGTCCGCGGCCGAGTCGCACAACGTCCTCTTCTGCGTGCTCGACGACGGGACTTCGTTCGCGGTCGCGATCGACCGGCAGGGCTACCTCATCGTGAACCCGGCGGACGGGCGGGTGACGCTTCCCGTGATCGAAGCCGCGGCGCCGGCGCTCGTCGCGGCCGCGCGCGAGCTACGGGCGGCGCTCATCCGGCTCGCCGAGGCGCAGTCGTGATCCGCGTGTGGACCGCGCGGCGGACGCGCCCTCGGCGCTCGCTTGCCCTGCGCGTGCGCCTCGCCCTTCGCGCCCGGGCTCACGCCCGGCGCGTGGAGGGGGGCGGCTACTGGCTGGTGCTGGACGACGAGGCGCGCCCGAGCTGGGTGCCCGCAGCGGTGGAGATCCACGATGGCTAAGCCCACAACGGTCCGATTCACGGTTGAGGACGACGACGGCGAGGAGCACGTCCACGAGCTGCCGGCGCGCTGGGAGGTCTGCGGCCGGTGCGACGGCGAGGGTGCGCACGTCAACCCGAGCGTCGACGGGCTCTACAAGCTGTGGCTCGACGACCAGGAGGACGACCGCCGCTACCGCGCGCTCGTGGCAAGCGAGCTGCGCCATGGCTGCTGAGGGTCGGACCCGCGGGCGCCGGTGCCGGTGCTGCCGCGGTGGTGAGCACGTCATCCTCGTCGACACGGGCGACGGCGACGGCGCCATCCCACTCTGCGTGGTGTGCGCCGACGAGGAGCACGACGAAGAGGCGTTCGTGCGGGGCGAGTGGCCCTGCCGGCCCAAGCTCGAGCGCGCAGGGGGGCGGGCATGAGCATCCTGCTCTGGACCTCCCGCTCCACGAACGAGAAGACAGGGAACGTCCCGACGGCCTGGGTGGGCTCGACGCGCGCGGAGACGCGCGCGAGCTGCGGGGGGTGCCCGCTGCTGCCGGCCAGCGCGGGCGGCCCGCGCGAGCGCGGCGACGAGCTGCCAGCGTGCTACGCGTACCGCGGCAACGTTGACCGGGCCCTCGGGAGCGTGCAGCGCGCCGCGGCCCGGGAGCCCGACCGCTACACGGTCGACCACCGGACGGGCTCGAGGGCCCGTCGTTCGTCACCCCGGCGGGTCGGCCGGGGATCGTGTGCCCGTGGGACACCCACGGGACAACGTGCAACGCCTGCCGGCTCTGCTCGGTGCACCGGTACCCGAGCGGGCCCGTGGGCTTTCTGCCGCGTCGAGGCGGCACCAGGGGAGGCTGAGATGGCGTGGGTCCTGGCGAAGAACGAAGAGGGGAAGCTCTGGTTCGTGGCGCTGCCCGGGCGCCCCAAGAGCTACGTGCGGCGCACGCGGGTGGCCCGGAAGTGGCCGACGCGCGAGGCGGCCGAGGCCGAAGCGTGCGGGAATGAGCACGCGCGGGAGGTGACGACGATCACGATCACGGGCGACGAGGCTCGAGGATGAGCGCGCCCCCTCTCGACGCGCCCGGGCTCGTCGCCCTGGCCCGCGCCCGCATCCGCTACCGGGCGGTCCGGTGCGAGCTCGGATTCGTGTGGTCCGGGGAGGTGCGGGGGCCGGCCATGATCCCGGGCTGCATCGCTGCGGTCCGCGACGCTCGACGGATGGGCATCAAGATCGCTATGCGTAACATCACCCACATCTGCCCGACGTGCCGTCAACTCCGGGCAGAAGCGGTCACTCTGCTCCGGCGGGCCCTGGCTCTCTTCGAGGAGCCGAAGTCGCCCGAGGGGACACCGTTGACGGATCGAGAGCTCGAGCGGCACGGGGATGCGGCGAGCGCAGCGGCGGCCAGGTGGGCGCGGTTCACGCGGCGCCATGCGGCGTGGCAGCGGTCCCGGACGACCTCCTACACAACCCTCGGCCCCGTTCGCGGGGCGTAGCGCACGCACCCTGTCTAGCCCCGCCGGGACCAGAACCCGGCGGGGCTCGCGGCGATGGGAGCCCAGCTCCCCCGGTCGGCGCGCGGTGGCTCCCGCGCCGGCCGGGTCCCAACCGGAGCTGCGATGCGTGCCACGACGACCGCAGCGCCGCGATCGGCGGCCCCGACGAGGCCGTCCTTGTCGCCGAGCCTTCCGGCCGGCCGCCGCGCGGAGCTGGTCCCGCGGACAGGAGCGGTCCATGATCGACGACACCGGGTACCTCGACGACTGGCCCGAGCGGTTCGCGGGCGGGGATCCTCACGACCCCTTTGGTGGCCCGCCCGACGAACCACCGGAGTGCGCGTCGCGCGGGTGCCTCGGGCCGGCCGCCCGGGGCGAGGCATACTGCCTCGACTGCCTCGAGGAGGCCGAGGCGGACAATGATGAGCCGGCGGACGACGACGATCCGTGATCGGCCACGGCCGCTGCAGCGTCTGTCGCGGCTGGCTGCAGCCGGCGTGGGGGCCCTCGAGCCCCACGCCGTGTGCGGACCAGCCGCTCTACTTCATGGGGTGCCCCCTGACCGCGTGTGTGATCGCTATCAGGGAGCCCCAGGTCCGGACGGCGTTGGATCGTCTCGAGGACCAAGACCCGAGAGGAGCGAACGATGGGCACCAAACGGCTTGAGGACCTGAACCGGTTCGCGCGGGAGCGCGCACGGAAGCAGCGCAAGGCGGCCGGCCGGGAGGGCGGCGAGGCGACCGCGGAGATCCCGCGGCCGAAGCGGGACTACGTAGAGATCCGCCACCGCGTGCCTCGGGAGGTGGCGCGGGCCCTGACGGTGATCGCGAGGCGCTACAACGTCCCTCGCGAGTCGTGCCTGGTCGACCTGCTGAGGTCGACGAAGGCGGTCAGGGAGGAGGTCCGGCGCATCCGCGAGGTGGCGGACGAGGGCGGCGAACAGCACTGGGTGCCGGGGGACGTGCTGTGAGCACCTGGCGGGATCGCTTGCGTCCCCACATCGCGCGCGTGATCGCCAGCGCGCGCGCGGACGGCTGCGACCTGAAGGAGACGCGGAAGCGGCTTCGCGCGGAGTGGGACCGGCTCCTCCTCGGCGAGCGGAAGCACCACCCCTACAAGGCGTGGTGTGACGAGGTGAAGCACCAGCTCGGCCTGGTTACGCCGAAGCCTGCTGACCCGCGGCAGCGGGGCCTGTTCGGCTGAGGTCCCTTGGAACAGGTCCCACGCGCGCTTGAAGGACGCGGACGCATGAAGCATGCTTCGTTCTTCAGCGGCATCGGCGGCTTCGAGATCGGCTTCGCCGCGGCCGGCATCGCGACCGTCTCCGCGTGCGAACTCGACCCCTTCGCGCGCCGGGTCTACGAGGCGCGCTTCGGCACCCCGCCGCTCTTCCACGACATCGCCGAGGTCCACCCCAATGAGATCCCGCCCGCCGACATCTGGAGCGCAGGTTTCCCCTGCCAAGACCTCTCGCAGGCGGGCGCGCGGCGCGGCTTCGCAGGCGAGCGATCCTCCCTCGTCTTCCGCTTCTTCGAGCTCGCCGACGTCTGCCGTCCCGAGTGGATCGTCCTCGAGAACGTCTGCGGGCTCCTCCACGCGCCTCCTGGCGACGCGCGAGCCCGGCGGGGCGTGGACCAAGCCGAGCCTGTTCGGAGCAGCATGGGACGCCTTCTCGGGGCCCTGGCCGACCTCGGGTACGTGGGCGCGTGGCGCGTGCTGGACGCTCAGTACACCGGAGTGCCCCAGCGACGGCGCCGCGTCATCGTTGTCGGACATCTTGGAGCCCGGGACCGTGCCTGCGCGGTTCTTTCTGAGCCCGAAAGCGTGTGCGGGCGTGCTCATACGGGCGAAGAAGCGGGGGCGGACGCTGCCGACGGATCTGGCGGGCGTGCTCGAGGAGGTCGCGTCGCGGGGACGCTCCGAGCGAGGACCGGGAGCGGGCACGGCGTTGCCGGCCCCGACGACGACGCCCAGGCAGGCCATCTCCTCGTCGCTCGCCCCCTCCTGACGAGCGGCCAGCGGATCGACGGCGAGTCGGACACGTTCATCGTCTCGCCCACCGTCACCGAGTCGCTGTGCCGCGGCGAGACGAACGGCGAGGTCGCGTCCGAGATGCTGATCCCGGTCAACCTCGAGCAGGTCACCCACCCCGAGAACCGGAGCGCGTGTCGACCGGGCTCGCCCGCCTACGCGGTCGCCGCGACGGGCCGGGGTGCCGTCGCCTCGCCCGCGTTCGGCGTGCGCCGCCTGACGCCGCTCGAGGCCGAGCGACTCCAGGGGTTCCCGGATGGATGGAGTTGCACCTGCGGCTGCGCCCCGTATTCGACGGCCACTTGCCGCTGCCCGGACGGCCCGCGCTACCGCGCGCTCGGCAACGCGATCCCGACGACGCTCGCCATGTGGGTCGGGCGCAGGCTCGCGAGAACCATCAAGACATTCGTCGGTGTGCGATGTAGAGTAGAGACGTTACGCCGAAGCCTGCTGACCCGCGGCAGCGGGGCCTGTTCGGCTGAGGTCCCCTGAGGTCCCTTGGAACCGAATGGCTTCTTCGATGCGGGTGACGACCTCCTCGATCCTGGCCGCGTGACGCTCCAGAATCATCTCGAGGTTGCTGACGCTGCGGGCAAAGCTGTCAGCGGCTTCCCGAATAGTGTAACCGGCGCGCTGCACATCTTCCGCCCCCATGAGAGTTATGTACTGTGTCATCGTAGCTCCTTTATGAACTTGTGCGGTGGTCGACCTCGAGGTGACGGCTCGGCGTGACGCCCGGTTCTGCTCGAAGCGGTGTCGGCAGGCCCACTGGCGGTTCGCGTGCTACGGCGTGCGGGCCGCCGCCGCCGCCGGCGACACCACCGGCAGCCGTCGCGCCCTCCAGGTGACGACGTCACGCCGGCCGGCCCTGTTCCGAGGCCAGCAGTCGGTTCCGCTGCTCCTCGTCGAGGACGACCACATCACCCGTCGCGCCTCGAACCGCGACGAATCGGCGCTCGGCCGCCAGCTTGAGGGCCCGGTGCTGGAACGTGCGCATCGGTGGGACGCCGACAGGGAGGGCCTCCCGCAGCTCCTGCTTGAGGCGCTCGATCTGCTCCAGCTTGGCGAAGAGCTGGCTCGCGGCTTCGCGCCAGCCCTTCGCCTGCCACTGCGCCTTGAGGCCCTCGCGGACGTAGTTCGCAGCGGCCAGCTTGCCCTTGCGCTTCATCTCCTCGAGGACGCCGAGGTCCCGGCGCGTGGCGGCGAGCTCACGGTCGCGGCTCTCGATCGTGCTGCCAGCCTCCTCGAGCAGGCCCTGGTAGGTGGCGAGGGCGTGGATCGCCGCCGACGACGTGTCGTCGTTGGCGGGCGGATAGGGGGTGCTGTCGGAGAGGAACCGACTCAGCCTCACGAGCGCGGACCGCTCGGCTGCCAGTTCCTCGCGCGTCTGAGAGAGAAGCTCCTCGAGTCGCTCACGCTCGGAGACGGCGTCCACGAACGCCTTCGAAGCCTCCTCGAAGTCGCGCTCGAGGTCCTTCGCGCGTGAGACGGCGTCGAGGTACTCAGCCTTCATGCCGTCGGTGACGGCGCGGGCCTCCTTGGTCTTCCGGCGCTCGTTCTCGACCTCCTCGGCAGCGTTGTCGACCGAGAGCTGCTGGCCCCGCACCTCCGCCTCGGCGAGGGCGGCCGCGTCTCGGGCCTCGAGGGCGGCGGCGTGCTCCTTCTCGCGCTCAGCCTCCGCGGTGGCGAGGCGCTCGCGCAGGTCGGCGACGTTCGCCGCGGCCTTGTCGTGGGCGGTTTTGGCCTTGGCTGCCTCCGCCTCCGCCGCGTCGACCTTCGCCCGCCCCTCGCGCTCGAGCTGGGAGATCGACTCCCGGTGGTCCTTGGTCAGGGCCCGCGCTGCCGCCACTTCTTCGACGAGAGTCTCCTCGGTCTGGCGGAGCTCCTTCACGAGGCAGCAGAGCTCTACGACCTGGGCGGCGTAGGGGCTCGACGACGTGGCGGCCCGCTGGGCCCACAGGTCGAGCGTCGAGGGCTCGCTCGGCGGTGGTGTGGGCTCCGGCTCGTTGTTCGTGTCGGTCATGGGTTAGGCGCTCCCCGTGCTTGCGGTGCGCCGGTCGACGCGACCCTGGTCCCGCTTCTTGATCTCGTCGCGGATCGCGGCGAGGTCGGCCCCCGACAGGTCGCCCTGCGCGCCGGCGTTCTGCCACATCACGAGCTCGAAGTCCGTCGCGCTCTTGAGGAGATTCTTGTCGAAGACGCGCGGACCGTCGCTCTTGGCGGTCTTCGGCGGCACAGGCGGCAGCACGGGCGCCGCGTCGATCGAGGCGCCAGCGGCGGCGTCGGCCGCGTCCTCGGCGCCGACGTCGCCCACGCGGATTGCGTGGACGTTTGCGATCTTGCCAGCGAGCGCGGTGAGCATCTGCAGGCTGAACTCCTCCTCGCCGGCATCGTCACGCCGGAACGAAAACCGCCCGGTGAGGTTGTCTCGCCCCACCGAGATCCGGCCGACGTCGGCCACGCTGCTCACGCGCAGCGTGGCTCCCTCGACCAGCTCCGGCTGGTCGGGGTCGTCGTTCGTGAGGATCACCTTGAGCCGCGCGCCGACGAGGAGCTCGTCGGCCTGGTCGAGCGTGATCTTCTCGCGGCTCACCTCGAACCCGATCGAGGCAGTCGTCACGCCCACGCCGACGCCGCGCAGCTGCACGCCGCGCAGCTGCACGCCGACGGGGCCAGGGTCCTTCTTCTTCGCCACTTTCTCTCCTCCCCTCATATGTTGGTGTCGTGCTTCGCTCGATTGGACGGCTTCTCAGAAATCGGGCTCTGGCGGCAAGTCCGGCAGCGCGGACAGCGCCCGCGGCAGGGCTGCACCCCCCTTCGCCTCCGCGAACACCTCCGCGAACACCTCCTCGATCGTCTCGGGGATCTCGATCGGGATCTCGTCCGTCGGACACTTGCACTCGTCGGTGACCCACCCGCACGCCTCGCAGACGGGGGTGGCGGTCACGACGGGTCGCGGGTCGACGGTCGACGCCTCGGTGGCCTGAGGACGCGACGAGCACGGGGCGCAGCGCCAGAACCGGCCCTCGCCCTCGACGTCGTGCACCGTGCCTGTGGGCTCGCCGCAGCGGTCGCAGGGCTCGGTGTGGTGGTAGGGCGGCTCGTCGTGTACCGCCCCGCACTCGCCGCATGGAGGTTGAGGCTTGCTCCGGCGCGGGGCTTTGGGCGCGAGCTCGCCCTCCTCGAGGACGAAGCCGCTCTCACCGGCGCCTACCGTCTCGATCCAGGTCTGGCCGCCGTGACGTGCGGTGATCTCGGCTACGAGCCGGAGGCTGTCCTGGTCGAGGAGCGAGGCGTCCCGCAGCAGGACGACCCGGAGGCGCGGGTTGCTGAGGAAGCACATCGCGGTGAGGACGCGCAGCTTCTCGGCGTGGGACGCAGCCGCGAAGTCGTGGCCGTGGAGGGTCACGGTGCCCTCGGGGCTGAAGCCGAGGCCTTCGACCGGGAACCGCGCCTCGCCGATCATCCTTGCCTTGAGCTCGTCGTTCGCCAGGATCTGCTTCGTCATCTGGTCGATCTGCGCCCGAGCGGTGCCGAGGCGCTCCTCGAGCGCGCGCCGGCGCTCCCAGGCGCCACGCTTGACCTCGTAGGTGGCGTGTTCCTCGGCGACCTGGCCCATCATGGCTTCGAGGTCGCGGAGGCGCTCCTCGAGCGCTTCGGAGCGGTTCGACGTGTCGAAGGCCGTGACGAACGAGATGGCGGACTCGGCGTCGGCGCGCCTCTTCGTGTACCTGTCCATGAGCTCGGTACGACGGGTCCGCAGCTGGGCGATCTGGCGGTCGATGACCGCTACCTCGTTGACGGTCGCCTGGAGGGCGGTGCGGGCATCCTCTGCGGTCTTCTCCGCTGCGACCGCTCGCCGGAGCGCGGTGCGGGTCTCGGAGAGCTCCTCCGTCAGCCTGGCCGGCGTCGTCGGCGGGTCGCCCGGCTCCTGCGCGGGGAGCTGCTCGAGCTCACCGCGGAGCGCCGTCGCCACATGCCCTGCGCGGGTGCGGCTCTCGTAGGCGGCGGCGCGGCGGGCGTCGAGATCGGCAAAGTCGAGGTCGAGCAACCGTGCGAGCCGGTTGGCGAGCTCGCGAGGCGGCAGGTCGAGGAACTCCATCGGCTCCATGGCCTCGGGGGACATGAGGGAGGTCAAGACCCTCTGCGGCGACGGCATCCGCGCCTTGCTGTCGGCGGCGAGGACTTCGACGCTGTGCCGCCCTTCCTGGGTCTGGCGCCGGCGGACGATGTACTCCCCGATGTCGAGCTCGACCTTGCACTCGCTCACGCCCCCGCGCACCGGCTCGGGCAGCTTCGCGCGCTTCCCCTCCAGAGCGAAGCGGATGGCGTCGAGGAGCGAGCTCTTGCCCGCTCCGTTAGCGCCGGAGATCCGGACGATGCCGCCGTCGACGTCGATCTGGACGGCGCGGATCCGGCGGAACCCCTCTACCTCGAGCCGGTGGATCACGAGGGGCTCGATCTCGTCGGGCTTCTTCTTGGTGGTTTTCTTAGCCATCATCGCGCGCCGCCCGCATCTGGGCGGCGTCCTCCTTGTTGGTGACGCTGTTGTCGCCTCGCACCCAGACCCGCGTCTTGGGCGCAGCCCCGTACCGCTTCTGGACCTTGCAGGTCGTCACCTGCCCGTCGTCGATCCAGAAGCCGACCTTCGTCATGGCGTCGAGGGCGAGCTTCGTGAGGTTGTCCACGTCGAAGTTCCTGGCGGTCGCCAGCGCGAGGCCCTCCTCCGCTGCCTGCTTCCACCACTTCGGCCGGCTCTTCGGAATCGGGAACTCGAAGACGATCGTGATCGACACCGCCCCCTCGAGTGGGGCCGGCGGCGCGTGAGGTTGCGCCCACTGCTCGAAGCGAGCCTGGGCGCTCTTGACGGCGCCCGTTGATGTGATCGAGGGGCGCTTCCCACCCTTGCCGTCGGGCAGCATGATGACCTGCGACCGCCGCTTGGTAGCGGGCGCGCCGGGGACCTCGAAGTAGGCGGAGTAGAGATCCATCAGAACGGGATGTCCTCTTCGTCGATAACGTCCTCGGGCACCGGGGGCGGCGGCGTCAGGGGCTCCTTCTCCTCGTGGTCCTCCCGCAGGACCCCGAGGATCTCCTCCTCGTTGAGGAACAGCACACCCGTGTACTCGATCCCGGCGTAGACCGAGAAGATCACCGTGTCGCCGACGTGCAGATTGCAGCGCCGGGAAAAGTACGCCTGGTCGCCGAGCGCGACGACCACCCCGCGCATCGGACGTTTCTCCTGGGCTGCGTCTGGGATCACGAGCCCCCCCGCCGACACCTTGACGGGTGCCGCCCGGCGCACGAGGACGCGGGCGCCCAGGGGCATGATGTTCGTGTTCATGTTCGTGCTCAAAAGTCGGTCTCCTCGGGGGTGATGTCGCTGTCGATCGGCAGGTTCGGCAGATCGGACTCATCGAGCCGGCGGATAGCCTCCTGCCGGCGCTGCTCGGTGGCGGGGTCGCTGACGGGGGCGCGCTCGCGGCGAGGCGCTGGGGCGTTGACGCCGGGGATCTCGCGCTCGACGGCTGGTTGGGGCAGCGCTGCGGGGGCCGGCCCGCGGAAGTCGACGTGGCTCTGCCCGCGCCCACCATCGAACGTGAAGAAGTCGTTCCCCGCCTCAACCATGTTCAGCGTGCGGTCGTCGAAGCGCTCCTCTCGTGCGATCAGGTGGTGGACGATCACCGAGATCGGTGCGAGCTTCGCGATCTGGCGGAGGAGCGTCTTGCGGGCCATCCAGAGGACGTCGGAGGCGTGCTTCGAGGACCACGGGGAGAAGGAGGACGACGCCCCCCGGGAGCGGTCCTTGATCGTCATGACCTCGCCCCAGGTCCACACGTCGAACTCGAAGCCCCCCGTGATCGTCTCGAAGTAGCCGTAGACGTGGGAGACCTTCTTGGTCTCGGGCACCCACAGGCGGTCGCGGTGCGACTGGGGCTCGTGCTGCAGGACCTGGTTCTGGCCGCGGCTGTAGCGGAACGCCTCGCCCTCGAACACGGGCCAGGCGCCCGCGCGCTTGATCTGCCCGGAGCGGTAGAGGAGCTGCAGGTAGCCCTTGTAGCCGATGACCAGGACCGCGGTCATGACGCCGTGGTCCTTGAACGGGATGATGTAGGCGTGGCCGGCCACGCCGTCCACCGGGAGATCCATGGCGGCGGCCTCGAGGACGGCTCGGCGGAGCGTCTCCTGCCCGAGCTTCGTGTCGAGGCACAACAGCAGGTCCGGCTGCCGCTGTACCCAGGTCGCCATCATCCCGAGGACGCGGTTGGTGGCGACCTCGGGGGACGTCCCCGGGACGACCGCCTGTACCGCCTTCGTGAGGCCGTACAGGAACTTCTTCATCGCGAGGATGGGGGTGTCGCTGCTTAGCGCGGCCTGATCCTGAGGACCCTGGGGCTGCTGGCCTTGACCACGTGACCTTTGCGGGGCTCGACTCGCCACTGAACGTACCTCTCTCCGTCGACGAGACCGACCTCGGCGTCTCCCATGAGGGCCGCGAGCCTCGCCTTGTTTTCGTTCTCGATCTTCTTCCAGGCCGACTTCTCCGCTCGGGCGGTCTCGAGCGCATCGACGAGCGCCGAGGCCGACTCGGGCAGGACCACCGACTTGCCGGCGACTTCCTTGGGCCAGAGCCGAGCGACGGCTTCGCCGGTCGCCACCGAGCCGTCCGCCGGCCAGTCCTCGTCGCGCTCGAGCGCGCCCTGGAACGCCTCGAGCTGCGGCAGGTAGACCTCGCGCTGCCAGGTCTGGTCCACGTGGAGGACCTTGTAGACGAAGCGGCAGCTGAAGCCGATCCCGACGAGGCAGGCAACGACCCCCCACTTGAGGCCGGCGGCGGCGAGGGCGTGGTGGTTGAGCTGGGCCAGCGGATAGGCCGGGATCTGGAACGTCCCCTCCTCGGTGATCCAGTCCGATCGGCGGATGCTGTCGGTGGTCTTCAGCTCCACGGCACCAGGACCCTCCAGGTCCGGGTGACGCGCGACGGCGTCCAGAGACGCTGCGAGCCACGGTCGCTCGGGGTCGGAGAAGATCGCGTACCCCGGGTCGAACAGCTGCAGCCCTGGCACCATGGCCGCGAGCATCTGGAGCAGGACCGGCTCGAGGAGGCGGCCGACCTCGAGATGGAGGCCTTCCGGCTCGCGCACCTCGAGACGCCCGCGCAGTTCGAGGTTGAGGGCGTAGGCGGAGCCACGCACGCCGGCGACGATCGGACCGCGGGAGGAGGTGAGTCGCCGCCCCCTGGCCTTCAGCCACTCGGCCTCGGTCGCGAACAGCTCGACCTCCGAGCGGATGCCGAAGTCGTCCGCGAGCACGTCCCGGGTCACGGTGAGGTCGGTCACAGGCGTCACTCCGTTCAGACGTCCGCCAGGAGGCGGCGGAAGGTCGCCAGGGCTTCGACTCCGGAGCACGCCCCGGTCCCGAGGTCGTCGAGAGCCTGGCGGAGGTCCTCGAGCCGCTGCCGCGAGTCGTCGGGCTGAGAAGCTGACGACGCTTGCGCGAGCGAGGTGAGCGTCTCGTCGAGGGGCTGCGACGATTCCAGGCTCTCCGGGCGCTCTTGGCTCTTGAAGCAGGGCTCGCAGAGCGGAAGGAGGCTTCCGTTGTTCAGACGGATGACGCGCTCCGCAGCGCTACCGCACGGGCACGCAGGGATCGACGGCTGCCTGTGGTCCTCGAGCACGCGCACGCGCTCGACGCACACCGCCAGCATCTCGCGCAGCCGCTCGTTGTCGTCTGCGATCTGCTCGACCTGGCGCGCGAGGTCGCGAGTGAAGGCGGCCTCCAGGCGGAGGCGGTCCGATGACATCGTCGACGCCGCCTCCCCGGTCGACCGCAGGGCGCGGCGGAGCTGCTCGACCTCGGCGGTCTTCCTAGTCAATGCCTGCGTCACCGTGTCGGTGATCGCGCGCCGGTTCAGCAGGTCCCGGTACTCGGCCTGGGGGATCTGCACCATGGGGTCGCGCAGGGCCTGGGGCTGGATGGCGGGGGCCTCGCGCCCGGGGACGCGGATCTGGTCGCTCACGCTACGTCTCCAATCCGACGGGCGGCCGCCGGGCTGATCTCGAGGTCGCCGACGTAGTGGTCGGCGGTCGTCCGGAGGGACCGGTGCCCCGCCCACTGCTGGACGAGGGCAGCGGGGTATCCGAGGTCCTTCACACAGATGGTCACCCAGGTCCGCCGCAAGCTCTGCAACGAGACATCGAACGGTAGCCTGTCGGACAGCGCCGTGACGTGGCGGGTGATGGTGGTGTCCTTCCACCGCTCGCCCCGGTGCTCGAGGAGGTAGCCGCCGTGGAGGTCGGAGTACCGCTGGACCAGAGGGCGCAGCACGTCAAGGAGGTCCGAGAAGAGGAGAGGGACGGTCCGGTCCCGCCGGCCCTTCGTGACGAAGCCGTCGCCGCTGCCGGTGCTGACAACGCGGATGACCTTGCGGGCCAGGTCCACGTGCTCCGGGCGGAGGTGGACGATCTCCGACCGCCGCAGCCCCGCAAGGGCAGCCGCGGCTACCAGCGGGAACACCTCGTCGTCGCCGGCCTCGCGTAGGACCTCGACCACCTGCGCGCGCTCCAGGACCTCCGGCGTCCGCGAGACGACCGGGAAGGCCCGCAGGGCCGCGACGGGGTTCGGCCCTCCGTGGTGGCCCGCGGCCATCGCCCACGAGAAGAGGCCGCTCACGACGCGGAGGTGCTTGTTCCGCGACGCTCCCGTCAGCGACCGGCCCGAGAGCCTCTCCCGGTAAGGCCAGAGGTCGGTGACCTGGTCGAGGAAGTCGTGGTCCACCTCCGCCCACACCTTGAAGGCCGACAGACACGCGGCGCTCTTGTGCCAGGTCCGACCCCTGGACAGCGCGAGCTCGTAGCCGCCATCGCGGATGAAGTGGTCCCGATACCGGACCAGCGCGCTCTCGAGGGTCAGCCGCGCCTCAGGCGGCGGAGCGGGGGAGGTCCCGTCCAGCTCCGCGATCAGCAGGCGTGCTGCGAGGTCGCCCACCTTCTCCCCGGTGCGCCGAGCACGAGCGCGGAACTTCCGCAGGGCCCCTTCTGGGAGGTGGACCTTCATGACGTCTTCCTGTACTCGGCGAGGGCTGCACGCGCCTTGGCCTGGGCTTCCGAGGGCGCGTCACCGGACGGCAGCGTGGCGCGGAGGGCGTCTATCCCCAGCCGGAGCGCCTCCCGGACCACGTCCGCGCGCGTGGCGGTGTCCTTGTTGATCTGGAGCGCCACGCGCGGCCGGAGTTCGTCGATCTCCTCGACGGTCCGGTCGGCGAGGCGGAAGGCGAGGTTCTGGCTCATCCGGTCTGGGTCCTCCTTGCGTGCGTGGTATCGTAGCACAAGTGTCTGACGGGTGTCATGACATTGTAGCAAGGAGGCCAGCGTGACCGACAGCGACCACTACCGCGAGGTGATCGCGGACGGCAGCGTGTTCCGCGTTCACGAGACGCAGGCGTTTCCGGGTGACCGCATGTTCTCTGCGTGTGACCGGTGCCATTGCCGGCACGCGGGCTGCCACGGCTACGGGCCGCCGTGTCAGTGCCCGCCGGAGCCTCTACTTCCCGAGGGCCGCGCTGGCCTCGTCGGCCATCTCCGCTAAGGCTGCGCGCTGCACTCCCGCGTCGCCCTCCTTCTCGCGGATCGCGTTGATTTTCTTGAGCGTGGCCTCGAGACTCGCCAGCTTGCGCCCGCGCTCGGTGCGCGCGAAGAGCTGGTTTGCGCGCTTCGCTGCCATGCCTTCCTGCTTGCGGTAGGCCACCCACCGGTTCCGCTCACTGCGGATCGCCTCGAGCTCGTCGCGGAGCTCGCGTACCGCACGGCCCTCGGTGGGCCGTTGGAAGAGCCGGCCGGCGACAGGGAGGTCGTAGAGGCCCTTGCCCTTATCGCCGCTGAAGATCCTCTTCACGGCGCCAGGGGCGCGCGCGATGTCGCCGTACATGCCGCCGGACCAGCCGTTCAGCACGTGGTCGAGCCCGACCGGCGTGAGCGCTTCACCGAACGCCGCCCGCCAGGCATCGCTCTTCGCGGTGGCCATGGCGACCTCCCGCGAGATCGTCGTCGTCCACGGGCGCACGTGCAGCTCGTTGGGCGTCGTCCGTGCCGTGTAGTAGGGGTAGAGGTCCATCTCGCGGAAGGAGTCGTAGTTCATCACCGCCTCAACAGGGGCCGCAATCGCCGGCGGCTTGAGGTCGGGGAGCAAGTTGAACAGGCCCTCGCGCACCATGCGCGCCGCGTCCGGGTCGTCGTCCAGCACGTACTGGGGCAGCTTCCCGTAGAAGAAGCCCCACTCGTGCGGAATCGGGATGCGCAGGATCTCCTCGTTCTCGAGTTCGAACTGGTAGAAGAGGTTCCGCTGCCACGGCAGCGAATCCTTCCACCAGGGCTTGTCGCCGGAGATGGCGTACTCCATCAGGCCGAGCGTCGTCAGGTACGCCACGCCGCGCGTCATGGCTCCGATGGGGTTGCGCTGGTGGGCGCGCGCGAACTTCGACAGGCCCTGCAGGTTCGCGTTGAAGAACGGGACGTAGCGGCTGATCTGCCGCCCCCAGGTGCCCGCCCGCCGGAAGTCGATGGTGATCTCGGCGGCCGCCCGCGCCGCTGCGTGCATCTGCTCCTGGGTGATCCGCGCTCCCGGACGCCAGCCCATCTTCCGCAGCACGCGCTCGAACTCCGCGAGGCGCGGCGCCATCTCGCTCGCGTTCAGGACGTGGCGGAACGCCTCGACGGGGTGGACGGCGACGTTGTAGGCGCGCCGTGCCGCCGGGCTGCGCACCATCGCGTCGTAGGTGCGCCGCAGGCCGACCGCCGTCAGCACGCCGCGGCCGCGCGTCGAGCCGCTGATCGCCCGTTCGGCCCGGTTCTGCGCGCCGAGGCGACGGGCGATCGTCGCGGGCGTCCTCGAGACGTCCTGGCCTATGAGCGAGGCCCCCTCGAGACCCATCGCGCGGAACGCCGAGAGCACGTCATCGTGCAGCCCGATCCGCATCCTGGAGAGCGGGAGGCCGTAGAGCTGGCCCTGGTTCCGGAAGGTGCGGGCGAGGCGCATGGCGGCCTCGCCGGCGGACCCCTCACCCTGCACGAGGGCGGTTTGGAGGTCGCGCAGCGTGTTGGTCACGAGCGCGAACCCGGGGTTCCACGAGGTCGCCCCCGCGCGCGCGAGCCGTGCCGGCGCCGCCAGGAGGTCGAGGGCGAGGTTGCTCTGCTGCGGCCCCATGCCAGCGAGAGCCTCGGTCAGCGACGCGGACACGTTGTAGGCGACCGGCTTGCCCTTGTGCCACACGACGACGGTGTTGTGGCGCCCCTGGAGCGCCGCCATGTTGGCGACCGCCGTCCGGATGTCGTCCTGGGTGTTGAGCGTCATCGACATGCCGCTGTTCAGGATCGTGTTGAGGTAGTCGTCGGCGATGCGCAACTGCCGTTCGGGCACTGCCCCCGCGCGCGACACCCACTGGCCCTGCCCGGGGAACGTCTCGGCAAAGTCGATGAGCGTCTTGGCTACCCGCGCGCGGTTCGCGGCATCGATCTTCACGCTGACGGTGTGGATCAACGCTTCGATGGGGTGCTTGAGCTTGCCGGCGGTCGAGCCCTCGAGCTTGTAGATCGGCGATGCGACGCGCTGGAACTGGCCGTGGCTGGTGCCGAAGAGCCGGCTAACCTGCGCCTCGGCGCGCGTGTCGCGCGCGAGCGAGAAGTACCAGGGGTACGCGGCCTTCATCGCGCGGTACGCCTGCGGAGACACGACCCCGTTGTCGCGCAGCAGGCGGAACGGGCGGTCGATGAACTCCTTCAGGTCGTCCCCGACCGCGTCCATGGCGGCGAGCCGTCCGGAGCGTCGCCACCGGTCGCGGATCTGGTCGACCGCGAGCTGCGCCGTCTCCGCGTTGATGGGCGTGAACTTCGGGGCGAGGCGCGTGCGCGCGTCGATGAGGCTCTGGTACGCCCGCTCGAAGGCCTGGAGCTGAGCGTTGAGCGGGCCACGCTGTCCGGCGGGGGATCGTGCGATCAGGGCTCGAAGGCGCTGAATGCGCGTGCGCAGCGTCCCGATGCGGGCCTCGTTCGCGAGGTAGCGGGTGTTGTCGGCGAGCTCGAGGACGTGCTGCCCGACGTGATGCGCGAGGAGGTCCTCGAAGTCGGTGAGGCTGCCGGCGTCCTTGACGATCTCGCGGAGGCCCTTGCCCTTGACCAGGCCGCGCGGCGTCTCGAGCTCCCCGTACAGCACGTAGGCCTCTGAACGCGCCTGAGACGTCATCTTGGCGTTGCGCGCGACCTCCGCGGGGTTGAGGTGGGCGGGAAGATCCTCCCACTTCATCCCGTGGTGCTTCATCGCGTCACGCACGTAGGTTTCGAGCGGCAGCAGGTCGTCGATCATGCGGCCGCGCGTGGCCATGGCCAGCTGCTTACCCCACCACGACACCCCGTAGCGCTCGATCGCGTGCTCGCCGCCGAGCGGCGCGAAGGCCGCCTTCATCGCCTTCTCAGGATCGGCACGATCCCATGCGGTGATGAAGTCGCGCGTGCGCTCGAGGACCGCTGCCTTGTCGGGGTTCGCGATCAGCCAGTCGTCCCACCAGCGCGCCCACTGCGGCACGAGCGCGTGGTGGTTGTTGTAGACCGCCCACTGGGCGAAGGCCTCGACGAAGCCCTCCTCTACCCACTTCGACGGCGGGTAGCCGCCCGCCCATCGCGACGCGGACATCACGCCGAGCTCCATCTGCACCGGGCGTGGGAGAGCGTTGAGGCCCGGCGGGCCCGCAGCGGTCGGGTGGGCGGCGTTGAACCAGCCGCTCGAGACGAGCCCGTGGCCGACCTCGTGCATCGCGGTGGGGACGTCCTGCGTGTCCGCGAGAGAGATTGCGCGCTTGAACCGGTTCCACAGCCCGAGGGCCTTGCCGCCGTACATGCGCTTCGTGACGCGCTTGTCCGCCCAGAGTCCGAGCTTCTGCAGGGTCCAGCGCAGGATCTCCTCGGGGTTGTAGAGCACCTTCGGCGTCGCCGCGGCCGTCCGCGGCGAGGGCGGCGCGAGCGGCCCGCTGTGGCCCTCGCCGAACGTCACGAAGGCGTCGGTCTTCGGGGCGTACTGGCCACCGCCTGCGAAGGCGGAGAGGTCGTCGTCGGGGGTGATCCCGAGGGGACCGTCCCACCGCCGCACCTGGCTCGAGATCCGCTCGCCGAAGGCGTCGTCGACCATGCGGATCACGTCGACCTCAACGGGCCCGAAGAGCCCGCGCTGCCCCGGGATGTTCTCCGGGGCGAGCGCCAAGTCGTAGATCGCGCGGAACGCTGCCGACGTTGCCTCCGCGGGGTCGGTGCGGCGCGCGAGCTGACGCAGGCCCAGCACGAAGCCGAGCTCGAGCTTGCTGATCGAGTCGATGCGCCGCTCGGCGCCGAAGAAGCCGCCGCGCATCGCCACGAGGTCGCGCAGCTCGGTGACGAACGCCGAGATCGACCCTTCGCGCGAGAGGCCGCCCGTCTCGGCGAGGATCACCGACGCGCGCTCGAAGAGGTGGAGGACGTCGAACTCCGCGCGCACGCGCCCCTGCTCGCGGAGGGAGCGGAGCGCGAGCAGGCGCGGCGCGGCGCCGGCGATAGCGTCCTCGAACGCCTCGCCTGCGAGGGCGGCGACGTCGCGCACCTGCTGCGGCAGCATCCCGACGAGCGCTTCGCGGACGAGCGCGAAGTCGGACGCGGCCTCGCCGGTGAGCGGCAGCTTGCGCGCGAAGGCGGGGTTGTCGTGCAGGACCTGGCGGAAGTTGTCGACGGTCACCCCAGCGGCGGGGAGGTTGGTGGGAGCGTCGGTGGCCTCGAGGCCGAGGGACTGCGCGCGCGCCGACGCGCGCTGGAGCGGAGAGCGCGTCCCCGCGCCGCTGTCCTGGCTCGCGGCGGCGAGGCGCACGGCCTCTTCGCGCGTCCCACGGAACCAGCGGACGTCGACCTCGCCCTCGATGCCGGCGAGGCGCGCTGCCATCGTGCGCTTGTTGCCCGCGAGGACGTAGTTCCGCCCGTCCACCGGGTCCCGCCAGATCACCGGCGCGCCTTCCGTCGGCGTCCCGGTGTCGAGGCGGGCGAAGCGCGTGCGGTCGAAGTCGCGCCCCATCCGGCTGATCATCGCCGTCTCGAACTGGCGCGTGAGGTCGCGGCTCTGGAACGGACCAGGCGTCGACGACACCCACAGGTCGGCGATGTCCACGCGCGCCGCCGTGATAGGGTAGGCGCGGTTCTCGGAGTCGTGGACGACGAGGGCGTTGTCGCGACCCACCGAGCGCGGTGGGCGCTGCGCGGCGGCGGGCGGAGGCGTCGGCTCCGCCGGCGCGACGGGTCGCGAGGCGTCCGCGGGCGGCGAGGTGTCGTCCATCGAGGCACGACGGGTCGCACGCGGAGGCGCGGGCGGCGCCTCCGGTTCGGGTGCGTCGGGGTGCCGACCCCGCTCCTGCTGTCGTTCCCGCGCGCGCTGCTCCGCCGCCGCGCGCCGCTCCGCTGGGGTAGCCTGGCGTTCGGCTTCCTCGACCTGGCGGAGTTGCGCGGCCTCGCGCTCAGCTTCCGCGACGCGCCGCCGGAGCGCGTCGAGCTCGCCGTCGGCGTCACCCGCGCGCACTCGGTCCGCGGCCTGGCGCAAGCGCGCCGCGAGGATGTGGTTGCCGCGCTCCTCTGCGCGGGCCGCAGCCTCGACTAACTCATCTGCAGCCGCGGCCAGCTCGCGGGGGGACCGCGTGCCCGCGGGCGGAGGTGTCGCGTCGAGCTCGAGCCGACGCGGCGGCAGGGGCGCCTCGGGTGCGCCCGCGCCCGCAGGGGCCGCCTCCGCCGCGTGGATCTCGTCGAGGATGTGGCGGAAGCGGTTCGTCCTCTGGGGGTCCGGCGCCTCAGGGCCGGCCTGATAGGGCGGCTCGTCGAGCTCGATCACGCGCCGCCCGTCCCCGGGCGCTCCCCCCGTGGCAGCGCTCCGCCGCGCAGTCGCGCGGTCGCGTGCCGCCTGGAGCGCGCGCTGCCGCGCTTCCCACCAGCGCTGCACCTCCTGCTCCCGCACCTCGTGCCGTCGCCCCTGGGCGTCCTCGAAGACCACGCGGCGCCCGCGCCGGGCGTAGGGCCCCGGCTGGTCCTCCTCCACGTGGAGGAAGCGCAGCCCGGGGTGCGCGGTGGCGTACTCGGGGCCGGCGTCCTGCGCGCGGAAGACCGCCGGGGCCTCGGGCGCAGCCACCGGGTCGCCGCCCCGGCGCTGCGACAGCCACCGCGGCAGCGGGACGCCCTCGTCGGCCGCGATCTCAGCGAGAACCATGTCGAAGCGCCGCGCGCGGTCGAGGTTGGGAGCCTCGCGCTGCGCGCGCGGCGTCACCGTTGCTCCCTCCGTGGGGTCCTCGCCGAGGTCGTCGAGCGCGCGCTGGTAGCGCCGCACCTGCGCCCAGGCCGCGGCGCGGTCGCGGGGCGTCGTGCGCGGGTCGTGGATGCGATCCATGAGCTCGTCGACCGCGCGCTGCACGCGGCCGCGCTGCGCCTGCGTGCCGGTCACGTTCCGCGACAGCGAGTCCTCCATTACCGCGCGCGCGCCCGCGCGGTACTCGCGCTTCAGGCGACGCAACGCGCGCGCCCCCTCGGCCGGCGTGACCGCGCGCTGCTTGCGCAGCTTCGCGATGCGTCGCATGACCTCGGCGTACTCGCGCTTGAGCGCGGTGACCTCGCGCTGGCGTTGCGCCGCGCTGCGCGCCGCGCGCTCGCCCTCGGGGCGGTCGAGTTCGCGCTTCGCGTCCGCCCACTCCCCCTCGCGGTTGCCCGCGGGGCGCGTGGGCTCGAGGCGCGCCTTCGTGCGCCGCAGCCGCTCGGCGGGCGAGCCGCGGCGCAGCTCGGCGGGAGTGCGGCTCTCGATGAGCTGGTAGAACTCCTCGAGCGCGGCCCGGTCCTTGAGTCCCGTCTCCTGGAACGCGAGCCGCCCCGCGCGCCGCAGCCCCGCCTTTGCCTCGCCCAGCTTCCCCGCGCGCGCGTCGCGCGCCGCGATGCGCAGCGTGTCGCGCGTGGTCGGGTCACTCACGCTGGCGATGGCGTCGTCGAGGCCGCGGGGAATCTTCCCGGTGAGGCGCGCATCGCCGCCAGCAGCGATCGGCTCGACCGCATCCTCGAAGGGGCTCTGGTAGGGCTCGAGACGTTCCTTCAGCGCGTAGCGATCAGTGCGTCCCTCGACCGCACCTTCGAGGTCCCGCCGTTCGCGCGCGCGGCGCCCAGCGACGCCGCCCGGCGTGACCTCCTCCTCGATCTCGCGCGCGCGCCGCAGGAGCTCCGCCTCCTCGCGCGCGCCGCCCGGCTCGTGTCCGAGGCGCATCCGCAGCCGCTCGCGCTCCTCGATGAGCTTCGCCCGCGACGCGGGCTTCAAGTCCTCGCGCGCGAGGGCGCGCTCGATCTGCGCCACCTTCCGGTTCAGCAGCTTCCGCCCCTCGACGCGCTGGAAGCCCGGCGTCTCCGACTCCGTGGTGATCCGCACATCCTCGCCGCCGACCGACCGCGCGCGCTCGACACGCTCGAGCGCATCCGCGTACCCCTCACGGTCGCCACGCGCTGCCTGGGTGCGGAGCTCGTCCTCAGGGGTGCGGCGGCGCGTCTGGCGTAGCGTGTAGCCCGGCTCGGGCTCCGCCTGGGCGATGACGCGCGTGCGCGTCCCCTTGGGGTCCTTGCGCCCGCGCGCGACGCCCTCGAGGCTCTCGAACCAGGCGTCGTCCGACGTGACGGTGGGGCGCGCGGAGGTCGCCGGCGAGCTGGCACGCTGGCTCATGAGGTCAGACACCCGCTGTGCGGTGTCCGGGCGGCTGATCTCGTCGGCCCCTGGAACGGTCGCCGGAGAGCTCCCGGGGGGCTGCGGCATCTTGTGCGTGCGGACGTTCGGCAACGCGCGCCGCGCGGGCACGTCGACCCGGTTCGGGATCTCGCCCACGAAGAGCCCGCGCTCGGCCGCGTGGCGCGCGGCCTGCGCCTCGGTAGCCGTCATCGACTTGAGGTCGGCGAGGACCGCGCGCGCCGCCGCGCGCGGGTCCATGTTCTTCACGCGGCGGCCCAGCGCGCTGATCGAGCGCAACCCCTCAGGCGTGGCCGCGAGCATGAGCAGGTCGGGGAGGATGTCCGCACGCCAGTCGCCCGTGATCCGCTTCCCGCCCGCGAGCTCGCGCATGAGGTCGAACGGCACCGCGCCGACCTCGAATGGCTTCAGCACGTTCGCCCACCAGGGCGCGTCTTCCTCAGGCACCCGGCCCGTCTCGAGGAGGTGTGCCATCGTCTCGCCGATCCCGGGCGCGGCTGTCGTGTCGGTGCTGCCGGGGGCGACCTCGTGGTGGCCGAGGCGGTCGCGCTCGGGCGCCTGCCGCTGGTGCTGCTCCAGGAGCGCGCTGTACTCCGCGCGCTGCGCGGGCGCCGTCGAGACGTCGGCCACAGCTGCTCGCAACGCTTCGAGGTTCTGTGGCGAGAGCGACTGCGCCTCGGCGTGGCCCGCCTGCTGGCGCCACCAGCCCGCGCCCTCGCGCGACGCTTGCGCGACGTCGACGCCGTGGATCGTGCCGTGGGCCTTCGCCTTCCAGGGTTCGAGGCCCTCGGCGGGGCCCGCGCCCATCTTCTCGAGGGCCGCGCGCGGGAAGTCGCGCAGCGCGCCCTGGGCCGCGGTCGTGAGCACCTGGTCCGCGCCGTGGAGGAGCTGCTGCGCGCCCACCTCCGCCCGCTGCACCGCGCCGAGCCCTTCGACTACCGTCTGCTGCTGCTCGAACCGCGCCTCCTTCGCGCGCTCCTTGACGTCGTGCTCATGGGCCTGCTGTGCCTCGATCTGTTCGTAGGCCGCCATCTGCTTCGGCGCAGTGGACGTCTGGTACACGAACAGCGGCCGCAGGAGGCCGAGCACCGTCTCTGGATCGTGCCGCGGGTCCGCGGTGTAGACGGGCTTCACCGACCCGTCGGCCTGGCGCTCGTAGAGCCCCCACTTCCCGCCGGCGAGCGGCGCGGCGATGAAGCCATCGCGCGCGTGCCGCTCGACGCGGTCGTAGTCGATCTTTGCGTCGAAGGGCTGGCCACGGAGGTCAGCGACCGGCGCGAACGCTTCCGCGTAGACGGCGGGGTTCACGCCCGGCGGCACCATGCTCATCACCGCAGCCTGCACGCGGGGGTCGGGGTGGATCACTGCCGGCTGGCCGCGCCGGGGGGCGCGAGGGGCCCCGACCTGGTAGCGGGGTGTCGCTGCTACGTCGGCGCCGTAGAGCGCGTCGCGGTAAACGCCCTCGGAAACCGGGGGCTCGGGCGCGACTCGCGGGGTGCGAGGTGCGGACGGTGGCGCGGCGGGCGCGAGTGACACCGCCGTTTCTGCTGCCCCGCTTGCGGCGTAGCTCTGCGACCAGGCTGCCCCCGAGAGGCGCTCGCCTCGGCGCGCAGCCGCGCGCTCGAGCAGCGCCGACGCACGCTTCCGGGTGTCTCGTCTACGGAGGAGGCGGTTGGCGCGGTCGAAGACGTCTTCGCTCTCGGGGTCGTCGACGCTGGTCATCGTAGACCCGCCAGGATCTCGGCGTAGTGCTGTTCGATCCGCTGGTCGAGCTCACGCCGCCTGACTTCCCCTGCCATCTGGGATTCCATGACATCCCATTGCCGGGTTGGGCTGGCGTAGGAGGACGGTTTGACCCGGGCGGCGGCGGAGAGGCCAAAGGGATCGTCGTAGGTGACCCAAGCGGCCTTGGCTTGCTCCAGTGGCACACCCTTCGACAGCTGCTCGTTCATGAAGTTGCGGTACTTCGCGTCCGGAGACGACGCCGGGTACTGGGGCAAGTGAAGGTTGAGGTTGTCGGCCAGCTCGATCGCGCTCAACGCAACGCCACGAGCGTCGCTGGCGGTCCGCCGGGATCGCTGCGGGAGCTGGCCGGGATCCGGACCCACCCGTCCGACCTCGAAGGCCGCCGCCCGCTGGGGCTGCTGCGCGGCCTGCCAGACGTCGAGCGGGCCGGGGTCCTCAGACGGTGGCGGCGGGAGTTGGTCCGCCGAGGAGTCACCGGGCCCGCGCCCAGGCGCCAAGCGGCGGTGTTCGTCCGTGCGCACCCCTGCGGCCTCGAGAAGGTCGATCGCCTCCTCGCGCTCCTCGATCGGCGTCTCGGGATCTTCCAGCAGCTCCTGCAGCGCGCCGACCGTTGCTCGATCGAGGCTCCCGTCCCCGCCGACCGCCATGCTGCCGCCGTCAACACCAGGAACGCCGACGTCGGCGGCACCGACGCCCCCCGGCGGTGGCGAGAGCATCTCGCCGTCCGTCGGGCTCATGCGCCCCGGCACCGGTGGCACCAAGATCCGCGCCCGGCGCATCGCCTCGTCCCACGCGCTGTCGGGGGGTCGGGTCGGGTCGGCAGGGTTGCCCCAGCGCTCGTGCGCTGGCACCCACTGCGCGCGGTACCCCGTCGTGTCGCCGCTCTTCTCGTCGACAACAGGAAGGATCTGGACCTTCCCGAGGCGGTCGAGCTGGCGGTTGAACTCCGCCGCGAGCCGATGGTGGTACTCGCTCTCGCGGGCGAGCGACGAGGAATACTTCGACTGGTCCTGGTTCTGGAGGAGGGCGCCGAGGCGCGCCGCCTCCCGCGCCGCCTGTGCCCGCCGCATGGCGTTCGTGAAGTTGTCCTGCGCCTTCCGGTGCGCCGCGCTCGAATCCGCGCGACCCTCGCGGCGCTCGGTGAGCGCGAGGTCCTGCTCGCGCTGGAACCGATCGCGCAGGTGCCGGCCCATGGCTGCGGCACCCGTGGGATTCGACTCGTCGAGGGGCTCACCTAAGAGCTTGGCGTAGTAGCGTGCGGAGGCAAGATCTGCCGAGTGCTGCGCCGCCCGCTCGGTCGCGCTCCGCTTGTCGTCCTCCGCCTTGCGCCGCGCCTCGTCGGTGCGCTGCTGCGTCAGGGCCTGGGTGGCCTCGATCTGCGCCGCGCGCTGCGCACGCTCCTCCTCGAGCTCGCGCTCCTGATCCGGCGTGGGTGGCGGCCGCCACGCGGCATCCTCGGCGCCGCGCGGGGCCATCCCCCGGGAGCGCCGGTAGCCCGAGTCGATCGCGTCCGCGATCTCCCGCGGCTTGTAGACGCTCACGTATGGGCCCCCATGAGGAGCTGGAGCCCCTGGTTCTGGTTCTGCTGCTGACCCTGCAGGAAGCTGTTCCCGAGGCCGAGCGCCTGGTAGCGGTTCTGGATCTGCGCGAGGTAGTCCTGGGCGAGCAGGTCGCGGTAGTCGTTGGACCGCGCGCCTGAAGTCCGGCCTTCGAGGTCGCGCAGCGCGGCCGCTTCGGCCGCAGACCCGCTCTGTCCCCGCCGCGCGAAGTCAGCCCGCAGGGACTGCTCTTCACGCTGTCCGGAGGCGCCCCGCGCGTCGGCGACCTGCGAGAACATCTGGTTCACGGGGAGGCCGGGCGGTCGGTTGATCTGCTGCCCGATCACACCCGCCATCTGCCCCGCGAGGCCGCCTCCAGCCCCGCCTCCGAAGCCCCCACCGCCTCCGAAGCCTCCACCGCCAGGCATCCCTCCCCCGCCACCGAAGCCGCCGGCCATCGGTGGCGAGGGAGGGGCCGCGCTCGGCCCGCCAGACGCTCCGGGCATCCCAGGAGCAAAGTAGCCTCTCCCCCGAGCTGCGTCACCTCCTGGGTTAGTGCCTACGCCAGTTTCCGCTAAGGATCTAGGCCCCTGGCTCCACGGGTTCTGCGCCGACCCGTACATGTTCCGCCCGCCGATCACCCGCCCCGATCCATCCCGGATGTCGAACTCGTTGAAGGAGGGGATGAGCCCCGCGGCCTGCATCTGCTGCCGCATGTAGGGGTCGTTCTGGTAGGCGTTGACCAGGCCCCAGTTGACGGTGGACCCCGCCGTCTGGCCAGAGCCCGCTCCGACGACGCGCCCCGCCCCGCCGCCGCCTTGGAAGTAGCTCCCGCCGGGCTGCTGCTGGTAGTAGCCCTGCTGGTAGTTGTGCTGCTGCTGGGGGCTCGCGCGGTTCCAGCCGCCCTCCGTCTCCATCCCGGCGCGGTATGCCCCCGGCGTACCCGGGAGCGCGGCTCCGGGCGGCCTGTAGTAGCCGCCGGCCTCGCCGATCGCGTCGGCGTTGCGCATGGCGTACTGATCGCCTACGCCCTGCCGAGACGCCTGTCGGAAGCCGCGCTGCATCTGCTGTCGGCGCATGGCCAGGGCCAGGTCTTCTTCGCCCACGGCTTGTCTCCTCCAGGCTGCGGTTACAGGAGCGCGGCACCCGCCGCCCCGAGAGCGAAGCGCAGCACCGTGAGCGCGATCTCCGCGGCGCGCTGCCCGCGCTCCTGCCGCTCCTTCTCGGTGCGCGCATCGCGTGCGTACCAGGCGTGCCGCATGAGCCGCTGCCGGAGCGCTTCCTGCTGGAGCGCCGTTAGCGCCGGGTGGTCGGCGAGGACATGCGCGAGGTCGACGTTCGGCTGCGAGAGCAGGACGCGCGCCTGTTCGTGCGCGAAGTCGAGGAGTTCGAGGACGACCTCGCGGCCGCCCTCCTCGAGAAGTTCCTTCGCGCCTTCGAGGCTCACTGGTCGAGCTCCTGGCGCAGCCGCTCCGCGTTGTAGATCGCGTCCTTGAGTAGGGCCCTGAGGGTGGCTTCCTTGGCTTCGGGGGTGACGCCCGCCCTGCGTTCCTCTTCGGTGAGCGGGCCGGCGACGGCGTGGTCGGCGACCACCGGTAGCGACCTCGCCAGGGTGCCAGCGGTCACGCGCGCCTCGGGGGACACCGTGCAGCACGACGGCATGAGGAGAGAGAAGAACGGCAGCGCGAGCAAGAGCAGCAGGGACGCCCCGCGCCGGCGCGCCAGGACCGACGGGGGCGGCGGAGGGACCGCCGGCTTCGCGCCGGACTCCTCGGAGCTGACGCTGTCGTCGCGCGCGCGCAGGAACCCGTAGAGAAGGCCACCCCCAAGACCGAGCGTCCCGAGCGCCTCCAGGAGGACCGGAACGTCGAGGCGGTCGAAGTCCCCCGAAAGCACGTGAGCGAGCGCGATGAGCACGGTACCGATCGCCGCGATCTTCCCGGCGCGCGACGTGCGCCAGCTGCCAGTCGTGAGCATCTTCTCCTCCGTCCGTGTGGGCATTAGGATACCTCCACTCACTCGGTCACCCCTTTGTCGTTCTCCTCCCTCAGCTCCTGGTGGAGGCGGCGGAACCACTTCTCCATCTCTTCGGTCACCGTCGCGCGGAGTTCGAAGCGTGCAAGTTTGTCCGACGCCAGCCGACGGTGCTCATGTTCCCTGTCGCGATGAGCCAGGGCCAGTTCGATAGCTTCCCGCACGCCGTCCTTCGTGAGCTGCGTGTCCTCCAGGCGCTTGATCCGGACGAGGACGGCTT